GTTTTCCACCCTGCGAATTATTGTCACAATGTCGGCCATGCTATGCGTGTGTTTACCCAGGCCGGCAACCAGAAAGATTCTATGATTCAGGCTTGGCCTGAGGATTTCCGTGTGTTTGAGCTTGGCTCTTTTGATGATCAGAGTGGCGTTATTACGCCGTTGGATAAGCCTCATCTGGCTTTCAATATGTCTGAGTTGGTTACTCATTCAGCTGATGTGGATGGTGAAGGTGTTCCGATTCCTTTTGATGTGAAGTAATATGGCTTTTTCTTTTTATTCTTGTAGGCTGTTCCTCCGCCTTACGGCGCTCACCGGGGGAATGGCCTTTTTTTATGGATGTGTGTTTATTGTTGGAGATCGACCGATGCCTAATGTGACTTATGAACGAGACGGGTCCCGCCCTGGTGTGGGATTCCAGACTGTTGGTGAATCTATGACTGAGCAAGGTCATGGCAAAGCCGCGAACATTAATTCTATCATGGCGAAGTATCATATGTCGGGTCTGGTCCCTCGCCCTGCCCAAGCTCCGATTTACGGTGATTTCTGTGATGTTGGTTCTTTTCTTGAGTGCAAAGAGCGCTTGGAGAATACGATTTCTGACTTCCAAAGCCTGCCAGCTGCTCTCCGGAAGCGCTTCGATAATGATCCTGCTGAGTTGATCGAATTCCTATGTGATCGTGAGAATCTTCAGGAAGCCGTTCAGCTTGGTTTGGTCGAAAACCCGTCCTCCCTCCCCCCCTCGGTGAGTTCTGCTCCTGAGGCGTCCGAGGGTGCTGTTAATGAGGGCGTTAAGCCCGATTCTAAGAAATAATTCCCAAAGTGGCACACTTTGGCACAGTATCTGTACTTGATATATACTGTGTAGGTGACACCAACTGCTAAGGATGGCCCAAAAATGCGTAGAAAACGGAGATCTTTAAAAAATAAATCTGTGATGAAACACGACTTTTCTCGTGCCCCTTCTGCCAATACTCCGAGGTCTGCATTCAGGAGATCTCATGGATACAAAACTGCCTTTAACTCCGGATATCTCATACCGTTTTACGCGGATGAGGTTTTGCCGGGCGATTCTGTTTCGGCCCGTCTCAGTTCAGTCGCTAGATTGGCGACTCCGACTGTCCCCTTTATGGACAACCTGTTCCTCGATTTCTTCTGGTTTTTTGTTCCCAATCGAATTCTATGGGAGAATTGGGAGAAGTTCATGGGCGCCCAAGAGAATCCCGGGGATTCGACCGATTTTACTGTGCCTCAGATTGTTGGTGATACCGTTCTTACTGAATCCCTATCGGATTACTTGGGTTTGCCTATTGGTGTGCCTCTGAGTTACAACAGTCTCCATCATCGTGCGTATAACAAAATTTATCATGATTGGTTCCGCGATGAGAATTTGCAGGATGCTCCTGCTCTGATTACTGGTGACGGTCCGGATGATCCGGATGATTACCCAATCCGCCGGCGTGGTAAGCGCCGGGATTATTTTACGTCTGCTTTGCCCTGGCCGCAGAAGGGTCCCGCCGTTGAGCTGCCCCTTGGTGATACTGCTCCGGTGCATGGTATCGGTACTGACTCCGGTTTCGAAGGGTTTAGTGGTCAGACCGTGTACGAAACTGGTGGGACTGGTGCCACTACGTTTGCAGAAGCATCTGCGGCACAAAGTAATTGGTGGTTTGAAGAAGATCCAAATAACCTCGGCTATCCTGGTATTTTTGCTGATTTAACAAGTGCTACGGCGTCTACTATTGCCTCTCTGCGAGAAGCTTTTCAGTTACAGCGTATGCTTGAACGTGATGCACGTTCGGGAACTCGCTATGTTGAAGTCCTCCAGGCTCATTTCAAAGTTACGTCACCTGATTTTCGTCTCCAGCGTTCTGAGGTGCTTGGTGTTGCTTCTACTCCGATCCAGATCAATTCGATTCCTCAAACTTCTGAAACTTCTGGTACTGGAACTCCCCAGGGTAATCTTGCTGCGATTGGTTTTCATCAGCAGTCTGGAGTTGGTTTCTCGAAGTCATTTGTGGAACATGGCGTGCTGTTAGGTCTTATGTCTTGCCGGGCCGATCTCACTTACAGTCAAGGCAAAGATCGGATGTGGTCTCGCCAGACGAAGTATGATTTCTATTGGCCTGCCTTGGCTCATCTTTCTGAGCAGGAAGTTTTACAGCAGGAGATTTACGCTAGTGGTGTTCCTGCTGAGGATGATGTCGTTTGGGGTTATCAAGAACGCTGGGCTGAGTACCGTTATTTCCCCAGCCGTATTACTGGGAAGCTCCGTTCCTCTGCTGAAGGCAGTCTTGATTACTGGCATTTGTCTCAAGACTTCATTAATGCCCCTGTTTTGAATGCCTCGTTTATTGAGGATAACCCCCCTGTGGAACGTGTTGTTGCGGTGACTGACGAACCGCAATTCATTTTTGACGGTTACATTGATTTGCGTACCGTTCGCGTGATGCCGACGTACTCCGTACCGGGCCTGATCGATCACTTCTAGTCCTGGCCAGTGAGTGTGTATCGAACTCAAATAACGTTTGTTTGTTAAAGGAATGACAAACATGGGATTCTTTAGTGGTATTACTAAGAGTATTGGTAAGGTTCTGAAACCTGTTTCCTCTTTAGTCGGTCCGGTTATTGGTGCTGTGACCAGTGGTCTATCTGCCAGTCGTGCCGAGAAGGAAGCGAAGCGCAACCGTGATTTTCAATTGGCCCAGTCTAACACTGCTCACCAGCGTGAAGTTGCTGATCTGCGTGCGGCTGGCTTGAATCCTATACTGTCTGCCGGTGGTCGTGGTGCGTCTACGCCTGGTGGCTCTGCGGCTGCGATTCCTGATCTGTCTCGTGGCCTTGCTGCCGGTGCGAGTGCTGCCTATGGTGCTGCCTCTGCGAAGAATGCTACTATTACGGCTGATCTGCGTGGTGACATGCTGGACTTTTACCGTTCTGATCCCAATATCAAAGCTGCGACGAATGCCGCAATGTTAAGTAAAGAGGCCGGGATTCCTCCTGTTTATCCTGCGGCTGCCAATGCTTTGAAGAATTGGTTTGGTTCGAGTGCCAAGGGCATGAAAAAGTGGTTTGAAGGGTATGGTATTACCAAGCCTCCGACAAGTTTAGCTCCTTCTCGGTCGTATCCCCTCGAGTCCGAAATCCCTGATGATCCTGATGAGAACAAAGCGTTCTGGGATGAATTTTGGAAACAGTCGCGTCAGCGTGGCTACAAGATGCAAAGGAACTGATTATGGCTTTCCGTAAACGTATTAATAAACGCAAGTCTCGCAAGATGTTTCGGCGTGGTGCTACTAAATCAAATCGCCGCAATGCTCCGCACAAATCTATGCGAGGTGGCTACAGACTCTAGACGTCGCACTTCTTGTGTTGTGCCGGTCGGTCGGTTTCGGCGTCTAGTCTTTTGCCGCAGGCCTACTGCAAGTTTTTTTTCTGAGTGGTCGCGTTACTGCTAAAGTTTGTCTCGAACGTTGCATGCTGCGTGTCCGAATCCCTTTGGTGAGCGAAGGAGTACTTATGACTTGTTTTCACCCGTTGTCTGCGTATAGATCACCCAGTGTTGTGTCTAAATCTGGTAAGGCTAAGATATGTTTTGTACCCAAGGGAAAGCCGGAGGGCGAGACTAATGCCGAATGGCTGCGTCTTCCCTGTGGTCAATGTGTTGGTTGTCGTATAGATCGGTCTAAAGCCTCTGCTGTCCGTTGTGTTCATGAGGCAATGAACTGGGAAGCTAATTGCTTTATAACGTTGACGTTTAATGATGATTGTTTGAATTCAGAACGTACGTTAAAGAAAGCTGACTTCCAACTGTTCATGAAGCGCCTCAGGAAGAATTACAAGGGACTTGAAAGCATTGAGGTTGATGTGACCGATTCTTCTACGGGTGAAGTGACTACTGAGACTCGTTGGCCTATTCGTTATTATCATTGTGGTGAGTATGGCTCCGATTTCAAGAGGCCCCACCACCATGCGTGTTTATTCAATTTTACGTTCCCTGATTTGGTGTTATGGGATATTCGTGATGGTGTTCGTTTGTATCGGTCCAAGGTTCTCGAGAAGCTCTGGCCGTTTGGTTATTGCACCGTTGGTGAGGTGACTTGGCAAAGTGCCGCGTATGTTGCGCGTTATGTTATGAAGAAGATGACTGGTACTCGTGCTGCTGATCACTATGATGGTCGATTGCCTGAGTATAACTCGATGAGTTTAAAGCCCGGTTTAGGTGCTTATTTCTTCCAAAAGTTTCCTGGTGATATCTACCCCAAGGATTTCGTTAATGTGTTTATTGGTTCCAAGCGTATCAAGGTTAAGACTCCTGCGTATTATGACTTGCTATATGATCGTGTGAATCCTTCTGGTCTGGCCAAACTAAAAGCGAAAAGAAAGCTTGCAATGTTGGCCAATTGCGAGGAGTATACTCCCGAGCGTCTCGCAGCTAAAGAGCGCGTGTGTCGATCTAATCTGAAACGACTTTTAAGGAGCTACGAAAATGGTACTAAAACTGTACAGCCTCTATGATGTTAAGACTGAGGTTTTCCACCCTGCGAATTATTGTCACAATGTCGGCCATGCTATGCGTGTGTTTACCCAGGCCGGCAACCAGAAAGATTCTATGATTCAGGCTTGGCCT